TCAAACTGAAAGTATTTAGAAGACTCGTAAACCACATACCAGTGGGGTTACTCCCATTTGTTATTACAATCTGTTGATTAAGCATGATTGGCGTTTTAACAATCCAGTATATCAGTGGTATACTTCTAAAGAATTCCTCTTTGGTAAGGAATTCACTCGAAAATGAATAGAAAATGGTCATTAGAAACTTCGAGATTGACACGTCACAATTAGATAAATCGCCACACAATATCCTTTTTCCCATTGTTTTTGAATTACCTCTAACTTTCTTCACAAGACTTGAAATTTGAACCCTCGTATAACCAATACAAGCTATATTCTTGAAGGTTTCCAAAAATCTATCCTTGAAAGACTTGAAAAAGTGAACCTCTAAGGCCAGGATTAAGAAAGGAACACCTTGAATTTGCCTGATCTTTGTGTTTTTCTTAATGAAATCACCTGATTCTTTGAGTGATGTAACAAATCTGTGGAAAATGGTGACAGGATACTGCCATAAGTGAGTTAGTTTAATATCTCCTGAAAAATACCTTTCAAACATCACTTTAGTTCCTTCTACTATTTCAATATCACCTTTCTTACCATAAAACGGAAATCCGCTTGAAGTGCTTTTTGGTAGAAGATCAATTGACTCATAGAAACTAAGCTTTTTAAATGGTTTAATTCCTTTAATTCTAATCTTACTATAGATATGCTCTAAAACAGTAAGTAGGCATTTTGCATCTATTCTGTTTTGATCTGAATCAAGGTTGTTAACCATTGCCATAACTATTTCTTTGTCTTTCTCTTTAACATCAAACGCAGTAATTCCTACTTTACTATCAACGATTCTATTAATTGTGTTTGGGAATACTTTGTCAAGAATATCAAATGCAGAGAACTCTATACCAGGAACTGAAAATTGACTAGCTTTAACGAAACCAGTCTTAAACTTCAAGATATCAAATCGGAAGTCCTCAACAGAGTTAATCGTCTCTGAAATTAAAATCATTCGATCAAGCAAGTCATTACAGCATGAGTTCTTAGAAAATAACCTCATTTTATTAAACAACATATTATATTTATTTTGATAAATATATAAAACATTCTACAGTCTATTTATTGCATAAATAGACGGCCCCAAATTTAATCTCCAAGACGCTGGGTTCACAATTCCCACGCTTAGTAGATCGTATACCAGAAACGTACTGTCTCTCGCTGAAGGGGTACCAAATAGAAATGACTACTCAATACACTGATATCCTAGCAGTTAAAGCAAGATAATAAGACACGTCAATTTGTTTCAAAAATATGAATCTGGCAGTGACGAGAGCACACAGGAAAAGATCCTATGAGGGCTCAGCTGGGACCGGATATTTACGTGCAACATCTCCCTCCCAAGTAACCCTTGGTGTCTTTCAATCGGAAGAAGACAAGTAGAAAATACATCGCTCGGAACGGGCGATTTTTGTCAGTATTTCCCAGGAGAGCAGTCCGTGCTGCTACCTATTTTTGAACTGTCATAAATCACTTTTACCTGTGTAAAGCCTTACAAACCAGAGCTTCTAACGGCACATTTAACCGGGCGGGACCAATAAATTGGAACGACCATAGTCAAGCTGACATGAGAGAAAACTTGAAAACTAGATACATTGTAAGTAAGGGAACCATTAGGGTAAATCATTACAAAAGTTCATCACAGCGAAACTGATGAGATTAATGTTTATCAGACTACCCAACCTCGTATTTCACCTATACATCCCTGCATAAGGAGCTCTGCTGGAACACGATCCATCTTATAAAGCCTTTTGGAACTGAGTCAATTTTCCATGTATCTTTATAACAAAGCTTGAAAAATTCCAGGCAATAAACATAAAACCCACTACTTTGTTTATTTTT